ATGTCAAATTACTTCCTGACGTTGAAACTCAAACTGGTACTGAATCAGAATACTTTAAACTTAAAGACCATTTAATGTCTTTAAAGAGCAGAAAGAATTCTACTAATGACCAATTAGAAAAACAAAAACTAATGGAAGAAATCAATATAGTAGAAGCTCAGCTTAAGAATTATGAATCAGTGTCTAAGAGAATGACTGTAGGTTCTACAGAATTCCAATTACTTGAGAGAATAAGAGTAACTGACCAACATGCTCAACATATGCAGGATTTAATAGCTAAAGGTGAACTTACTGACGAGATATTAGCATCTGAAGCACTTAAAGGTAAAATTATAAGAAATTCTGAAGGACAATTAGAAGTTACTAAAAAATTAAAAGAACCAGTATTAGACCACTGGTTACAAAGATTTAAAGGACAACTTACTTATAATCCTTTAGAAGAATTAAAGCTTACTGCTAAAGACGTTGCTGAAGGTTCTCCTATGGAACATTTATCTGGTGTATTTGAAAGAGCAAATAAATATGGTTATGACATAGGTCAAGATAGTGCTCAAAAACTTTATCAATTAGAAATGGCTGATTATGCAGTTAGATTTAATCAAGATGGTAAAATAACTACTGATAAAATGAAGGATTTAGGTTTCGAAGTTAAGAAACTAGATGAAATAAATTTTGAAGTAGATGAGATAGCTAAGAAGAATTTACTTATAGACTTAGGTCCTGAATTTGAAGGAAATAGATTTATAGCTGTAGCTGGTACAGGACATCAATTAGATTATGATGAAGAAATCTTAACTAATGGTCAAAAACAATTAAAAACTTTAGCACGTAGATATGATGAGTATAAAGATAAACGTCATGACCCAGAAGAACAAAGAAAAATTAGAGAGATAGTAATTGACCAAATAGATGAAACTAAAACAGCTATTAAAGATAGTATATATGGTAAAAATGCTTATGCTGATACTTTAAATAAAGTACAAGTAGATGATGTTAACTACAGATACAAAGCATCAGGTGCTGTTACTAGTGAGTTCACTCCTGGTTTAAATAAAGCTATAAAGAATAGTTCTTCTAATTTAGAAATCAATAATGATTTATTAAGTACTAGATTCATTAATAACAAGTCATTAAATGAATGGCATAAAGAAGGAGTGCATTACGATTATAAGTTTGTGTCTCTTGAATCTATGCAAGATATGGGTATGTTTAATGAAGATACTATGAAAGCATATGGTGCTAAAGACCGTGCAGATATGATTGAGAAATTAAAGAAGTTTGGTACTATGGATATTACAGACCGTTATCCAAACAACAAAAATGACTCTATATTAATGACTCACGTGTTCTTGGATACAGATTTAACAGGTAACCAAACTAAAGTTGCAGGTGCATCTGGTTTAAAAATGTTACTTGACCACGATGGGGATAGTGTTTCTAGTTTTGCTTTAAGATATAAAGCAGCAGATGGTACTATGTTAGACTATGGTATGTTCTTAAATAATCCAGAGATGGTTAAACAAAAGAGCCAAGAAGCATATGATACATTTGCTAGTATGTTAGCAACAACTACAACTAGAGCTGCTACTGAAAATAAAAAGTGGGCAGAAGATGTTAATGATATATTAGTAAAAGATGCAATAAAGAATACTGAAATGGGTGACCTTACTAAAACTGCTTTAGTACCAGATGGTCAATCTATATTTGGTAAAATAACTCCAGCAGGTTTATCTCATATGGATACTATAGAAGGTACAGAAGATAATAGAAAACAAATAAACACTCTTCTTACAAAAGCTAAAGATTTCTTAAGCACTAATGAAGTAAAAGGAATTGAAGCTTCAGATTTAGATTTAGGTTCAGCTAAGTCAGAAATAGTTTTAGATAAAGCTCTTACAGTAATGCAAGAAGCTAAAAAACAAGGAATAATAGATAAAGATGAATTATCATCTTTTGAGAGTTCAGCTATTAAAAAAGTAGCTATAGACAGATTAGCGTTACAGAATTCAGCGAATACTGGGGTTGCTACAACTGGTGCTATAAACGTTGCTACTAACTCTATAAAGAGAGCAGCTCATGATACTCTTATAAATCAAGATGCAATGTCTGTTGATATGATAAGAAGTATACTGGATATACCAGAACAGGAAGCTATATCTTCTAAGAAAATAGTATCTGCTTATGATGATACTAGAGGTAGAGAAATGTCAGAGATTCTTAATGATATGTTTAATCCTCAGAAGAATAGAAAGTCTACAGCTATAGACCAAGAAAATATGACTGATTTAAGAAACTGGTTCAAAACTCATGCTAAAGATAAGATAGAGGCAGTTTATGATGAATTTGCTCCTAGAATGGATAAAGCGGTTCAAGAATATATAGAAGCTAATCCTGGTCAGAAGTTTAACTATGTAATGGACCAATTCACTAATCAGCTAGATAGTTTATCTAGAAATGAATATTTCCAAGCTAAACGTATGAACTATAAGAGTAGAGGATATACAGGAGTAGGAGCTGGATATAGTGATGATAGCTATAGTGCTGTTGTTGGTAAGATGATAGGTAAAGCTGATGATTCATTTAAAATAAGAGCTGATGAACAACAACAAATAGTTGAAGAAGCTATTAAAAGACAAAAGAATGCTGATGCATTTTATGCTAATACTCAAACAACTAAACAAGTGTCGAGTGCCGTAAGTAACATGGTTGATAGTCTAAGTTCTAGTTCATTTAAAATGGGTGGAAGTTTAGCTATGGGAGCATTAGGTTTGGCAGGAGGATTAATGGCGGCAGGATATGCTTCAGGTAATCCATTGAATGATAAACAAGCTTCACAAGTTGCACAAGAAGGACAACAACCTACACAAACAATGAGTATTCCAGATTTTATGGATAAACAAGGTGGATTTGTGACGGGTAACAGTCAACAAGGCTATATAATAAATATAAAGGCCGACACGAAAAAAGGAAGAAAACACATGCAACAAGTTATGAAACAAGCTGCTCAAGCTTCAGTAGGTGGAGCTGTAAGTG